TGGTTGGGGGCGTGTAGGGGGAGTTGGGTGTGGTGTTGGGGGGGTGGTGAGCGGCGCAAACGGCCCCGTAGGGGTCGGGTTGCGCGCGTTGTGGGGGGTGTGTTGGTGTTGGGGGTGGTTGTGTGGGTGTTTGGGGGGTGTTGTGGGGGGTGTTGTTGGTGTTGGGGGTTGGTGTGTGTGTTTGGTGTTTGCCCCTCTGTCGTCGCTTGCCCTTCGGGCGCTCCTTTTCGGGGCTTTGGGGTCTGGGAGTGGGGTTGGGGTGGTGGTGTGGGTGTCCCTGCTGTCGCCTGCCAGTTTTTGTGCTGGTGACATCCGCCCGTCTGAGATGTTTCGTTTCCCGGTTGGTTTCGGGTTGAGTGAAATGGTCTCCTGCCCCGTATGGTTCCTGTACGAGTACCGTTCGTGGTGGTGCGGGGGGCCCGAGCCTGTCTGGGCGGGTGGCTTCGGCCCCTGCGACGGGTTGCTGCCCGGGGTTAGCGGGGGGGCTTCAGTCCCTTTAGCCGGGGACTACGTTGGCCTGGCACGTCGGGTCGGCTGTTCAGTTCAGATCGGAGTGTAGCGCACCTCACTGTCATCGGCGGTGCCGTCGAGGATGACCGCCAAAGTGGTGTCATGAAGGATCGTGAGACCCGGTTCCGGGCACAGCGGGCAGGCTGCGGGCCGAGCCGGCGGCCACGGGTCGGTGGGCCCGGGATCAGACGGTCCGGGCTCCGGGTCAGGGTCAGGGTTGAGGGTGACGCGGTGTTCGAGGACCCGCAGTAACGCCCGGAGTGGACCTGTGATGACTGTGGAGTTCAACATGATCGGAGTGTAGCAGCCCATGTGGTATCGTCACGGGCATCAACATGCGGGACCGCATCCGTCCCCGGCTGCTATCGCCATTGCTCCCCGGGGACGGTCCCGCGTCTACACTGTGGATCATGGCCGACGATGAAGGAGAAAGCAGATGAGTCCCGATCAGAGAGCATGGCTCGAAAAGTACATCGCCGCAGTCCAAGAGGTGTTGTACCTGGGTCACTGGAGAATCATCATCTCCGATGTTCCCGCCGACCCGAACACGTATGCACAGATCAAGCCCACCGTATGCCGTGACGCAGCGGTCCTCAAGGTCGCTGACGACCTCCTCGGCAACCCGCCCGACGTGATCCGCGACTCGATAGTCCACGAACTCATCCACTGCATCATGGAACCGATCCGGTGGGTGATGATCAACGGCACCAACGAGCTCTCACGATCCGCAGCCGTCATCCATGAAGAGAACCACCACGACGCAATGGAACTCGCCACCGATCGGCTCGCCAGGGCCGTTGCACCCGCCGCCCCGTTACCGGAGGGGATCCCAAACTAATGGTGCCATTGAGGGTCTGTGACCGTCCCGACTGCGGTACCCCACTCACCGGGCAGCAACGCCGATGGTGCTCCCGCAAATGCCGCGAATGGGGACACCACCACGACCGCCGCGCCCGGGAACGCGACCGCGCCAACATCACCCCCATCGCCGCGGTCATCGACGCCACCGACAACTACGAAGCCGACGACGCCTGGGTGAGAACCAACGTTCACCGAGGCCCCCTCTACGAACGGTTCATCGACCCCCGCAACCGTGAAACCATCCTCGGACCGCTGATCCGTGACGAGATGCTCCACCGTGAAGCCGCCGAACTCCTCGGCACCACCCAGCCGACCATCACCCGGTTCGTGTCCGCCTACCGGGTCGACCTCGAGCTCGCCCGGGAACAGCGATGCTGGGATCCTGATCCCGGTGACATCTGGATGCTTCTCCCCGCTGACGCTGAGACCCGCTGGGCTGAAGCCGAAGGCGACGAGACCGCCGAGGACCAGCTGCTCGGCGACTACGCCCGGCGGCTCATCGGGCTACGCGACCGGTTCTTCACCGACCGGCAAGGACGCCCACTGATCCACAAGCCGTACCATGTCCGGTGGATCAAAGCCGCGATCCGCTGCTACCTCGCCGGCACCCGCCAAATGATCCTCTCCCCACCCCGGCACGGTAAGAGCCTCCTGTTGATCCATTTCGTCTTGTGGCTCATCCTGTCCCGCTGCAACATCTCGATCGGGTGGGTCTCCGGGATCCAGGATGTCGCCAAGAACTGGGTGTCGGCGATCAAGAAGGAGTTCGACGAGAACGCGGCGCTCCGTGACGCCTACCTGCCGCCCGGCAAGGACTGGCGGCCCGCCACCCGTTCCTCGGATTCATGGTCGAACGAGAAACTCACTGTCGCCACCCGCACCCTGTCGGGTACCTCCACGAAGACCCCGACCCTCTCAGCGATCGGTGCCGGCGGCACCCTCCACTCCCTGGATTTTGACATCGTTGTTGTCGACGACTTCGAGGATTACAAACGCAACATAACTATCACCCAGCAGGTCGAGAACCGACGCTGGTTCGGTCAGGTCGCCGAAGGACGCAAAGAGGAAGGCAACGCGTTCTTTGTGATCGGGTCCCGTCAGGATGAGGGTGACATCCACGGGATCCTCCTGGAGTCCCCCGAATGGGATTCGATCATCGAGTCGTGCCATGACCCGAACTGCCGGATCGACCCGTTCGACGAGGACGCCCACATCGGGTGCATGCTGTTCCCGGAACGTCTCCCCTACCGGTGGTTCATGTCGAAGAGGAGGGTCGCGCAGGATTTCGGTGGCACCCGCCTGTTCGATCTGACCCACCAGAACATCATTGTCGGCGGCCGAGGCAAACCATATAAGCGGGAACAGATGGAAGCGTGCCGTAACTATTCGCGCCGCTTGGGGGAGCTGCCGTCCGGGTTGTTCGTGGTCGCCGGTATCGACCCGGCCCCAGTCAACACGCAGGCGTCATGGCTGTGGGGATACGACCCGATGCTCAAACGGCTCTACATGGGGACCGCCGACTCCTTGGAGGGCGGCGGGGTGCAGGGTGTCCGCCAGATCGTCCGTGACTACTTTGAGCGGTTCGGGTGCCGCCGGTTCGTGGTCGAAGATGTCGCCTGGCAGAAGATGATCCACCGTGACGAGCTGCTCCGCAAATACCTGGATAAACACAACATCATCATGGAAGGCCATGAGACACAGGGCGGCAACAAGTGGGACCCCGCCTACGGTGTCGCCGCGTTCGGTGAGCATTACGAGACGATCGTTCACACCTATGACCCGACCTCAGGTGACCAGTTGGAGGAGTTCCGTAAAATCGATCTCCCGTACGGTGACCCGGCTGCGCAGATGGTTGTTGACGCGTTCATCCGGCAGGCCGACCGGTTCTCTGAGGCGCAGCTACGGAACCGCTCTAGGCTCGGGAAATCCGATATGCTGATGGCGCACTGGTTCCCGTGGAAGGTGATCCGACAGTGGATGGCCGAAACAGATGGGGAAGACACCCCCGACACGGTAGACTTTGAGGTATGGTTCCCTGGGTTCGATGCGGTCGGTGACCTGGATGTGATGTTCAACGACAGGATGGAGGTCCCCTGGTCATGACAACAATGGAGATGGTCCGCTCCGACACCGAGGATACCGGTGGCGGCCTGACCCGCGGGGAACTGATCGAACGGCTCGACACGATCAAACAAGCCAACTCCGGGATGGACCGCGACAAGGCACAGATCAGGGCGATCATGGACGGCGGCGCCGACGGGCTCCGTGCCCTCCTGGGGTCAATGATCCGTGGCTCCTCCGAGGATGTCCCGGCCGCCAACCTGATCGGCTCCGGGATGGAACGCCTCGCCCAGAAACTGAAGGACGTCCCGATGCTCCGTGCCGACATCCCGGCCCGGTCCCGTGACGAGGAGGCTGCCCGTGAACGCGGTGAGGCACGGGAACGGATCGTCGAACACTACGACCGGGTATCGAAACTCCACATGCAGATGCCCCAGTTGGCACGCTGGCTCGTCGGCTACGGATACGGGGTCGGGGTCCTCAAACACTGGGTTGATCCCCGCAACGGTCACCCCTACCCGAAGGTCGAGTTGCGGGACCCGTGGGAATGCTACCCGGGACCGTGGGGTGTCGACCAGGAACCCACCGAACTGGTCACCACCCGCCAGATCTCCCCGCATGCGCTCGCCCGCATCTACCCGCTCCACGCTGACACGATCCTCACCCGCCGCCCATCGGATATCCGTAACGGCACCTGGGAGGCGGGGGGTCTCGTCCTGAACCCGACCTCCGGGACATGGGAAAGCCAAGGCGGCGGTGGTCTCACGATCCAGGAGTACTTCAACCCTGAGGGCACCTGGATCTATCTCCCCGACCGGGACCTGATCTTGGACTATCAACCCAACCCGCTCCGTGACCGCCCCAGGTTCCGGGTCGTGAAACGGTTCGCGTTCAACAAACTCGTCGGCCACTACAAGCATGTCGTCGGTCTCCAAGCCCAGTATGTCAAAATGACTGTCCTCGAGCTGATCGCGTTGCAGGACACCGTGATGGCCGAAACCCATGTGGTCGGTGACGTCGCGTCACGGCAGATCCGGAGGGGCCGTCACCAAACCAACTTCTGGCCTGCCGGGACCACGATCACGCAACCCACCAAGGTCATCAACCCGCAGGTGTTCACCGCCTTGGACCGGGTCGAACGCATGTTCCGTGTCGGCTCAGCGTATTCGCTGATGGACGACTCCCAATCCCCCACCAGTTTCTCGACCGGGAAGGGTCTCGACAAGCTCGCTGAAGGACCGGGCCTGGTTGTGGAGGAATACCAGTTGATCATCGCCGACTTCCTAGAGGAACTCGATTCGATGCGTCTGGAGTGGGATGAACGCATGTACCGGACCGGTACGAAACCGTTGGTGCGGGTCAAAGACGGTGCCCCGTTCACCGAAACGTACCGGCCGGATAAGGACATCAAAGGCAACTGGATCACCCGCCGTGTCTACGGTCCCGGCGCCGGTTTGGATGAGGCCGGTAAGATCGTCACCATCCTGCAACTGATGCAAGCCCGCCTGATGGACCGCCGTACCGCCCTGGACCAGTTGCGTGGCATCGATGACGCCCCCAAGATTCTGCGTAACGTGTTGCAGGATGAGGCTGAGGTGGCGTTGATGCGTATCCTTGAGGCGACCGCGATGGCCGTGGAGGACCCGGACCGGGACCGTGCCCGCATGTCGCTGATCGAGTTGAACAAGACACCACACCGCAAGAACGAGATCCTCGACAAGTTCTTCACCCCCAACGAACCGGAACTCTCCGAGCAGGAGCAGCAGTTCCTTGAACCGGAGCAGGGTATCCAGTTGCCGTCGAAGCCGCCGCCGGTGTCGTCGGTCCTGTCACGTCTCGAATCGAGTGGCGCCACTGAGAGCGGCGTCCAGACTGTAGGAAGGATGTAGGACCCCCGTATGCCTATCGACCCGAACAACCAGAACGCCATCTACCAGACCCAGGTGATCATCGAAGCGGGCATCGCCAAAGCCGACAACAAGAGCTTCTGGTTGTGGGCGCACTTGTTGAAGGACCGTCCGATCGACCAGGACGTGTTCGCCACCTACATGGCCCTCCACCACCAGAAACTCACCGCCGATAAGGGCCTATGGGAAGAGTGCGCGAAGATCGCCGAGTTCCTCGAATGGGACAAGGACAAGACCGAGTCCCCCGACCCGACCGACCCGTAGGAGGTCACAACATGCCGAAAACACCCAAGATCAGTGGACTGCTCGAAGCGTACGCGATCCAGTCGCAGGCAACCGAGATCGGGACCCTGAACCACCCGTCACTCGACTACCCGTTGCGTGGGTTCATCACGTCACGGTACGTCGAGTTCCAATCCCACGACGGCGTCCAATCCGCCGCACCCGGCGAATACGTCATCGAAGGCAAATCCGGGCAACTGTTCCGGGGTGTCCCCGAAGACGGCTGGACCGTCACCCTCGACGGGTCCCCCGGCCCCACTGTCCGGGCTGCCCGCAGCAAGGCAGCCGACCCGACTGTCCGTGCCGGTGCCGTCCCCCTCGTCCGTGAAACATCGGCGATCCCGGTGGATGAACCGGCCGCCCGGGTCACAGCAGAACCCACCGGCCCCGACGGTGACGGGTTCGAGATCGGTGGCCCCGACGATGTGACCGGCCCGTTCGGCGACGACTTC